CACCCCGTGAAGATTCTCGCGGCGGCCGATGGTTCTACTCTCCCCATCGCAGGCTCGAGCAACAAGCTCAAGCTCCAGATTAACGGTACGGACGTGACGGACTTCAAGTATGTGGATCCCCATTTCACCGCCGTGCCCGCCTACTACCACACGAACGCTTCCAAGGATCAGGATGGTTCCGGGGACAACAACAAGCTCTTCCTGTACCCCTTCTGCCTGGACACCTCCAAGCTCCAGCCCACGGGTTCCCTGAACTTCAGCCGCATCGATTCTGCTCGTCTCGTGTGTGACACGGCCAACCACGAGGATGACATCTACGGTGTCAACTACAACATCCTCAGGATCGAAAATGGCATGGGTGGCCTCATGTATTCTAACTAGATCCCGACTGTGCCAACAGTCGTATCCATTCATCAGTAAACTTTCTCCGTTAACATTAACATGTGGTTGTTACTCTTCCTAGCAGCGTTTGTATTTCTCATCACCTATGATCCCAAGTCGGGTACACTCAACAAGTACGTCGAACTTCCTAACGCTCCGTGTAAAGATGGACATTATCAGGAAGTTCAATTTGCTCAGAAGGGATATGAATGTCCTAGTAAAGATAATGTAAAAATGGGTGCCATTGTAGGTACTTAAAAAAATGAAACACTCTTACAGTATAAAATGTTTGCATTCGATCGTGATACCGCCACTATTGTCGCCGTCGTCGTGTGCGTCGCGGCCACCGTGTACTTGTTCAGGGAGCTCAAGAAGACCAAGGAGGAGTTGACGACCGCCATCAACGAGAAGCAACAACCCGTGGTGTACATGGAACCCCCGAGCATCGCGGCTGCACCCGTACCCGAGCCAGAGCCCACCCCAGCTCCCGCACCGGCGGTCAAGTCTACCACGACCCGTGGTAAAAAGCACGTGACCATCACCGAGCCCGAATCCGAAAAATAAACATATTCGCAAATAGTAGAATTGCCATGAGCAATGAAGAAACACAAGGCTATCGCGATACCCGTGTCTTTCACGGGTGGTACACCCAGGTTTCTCACAGTGAGAGACAGACGATTTAAAGAATGGATATTTGTTACCGGAGGATGCAGGCGCAGAGAGATTTTCTATCCTCTCCGATGTGCCCTCAGGGAATTAGAAGAAGAGACTCGTGGCGTGGTGTCCCTCAAGAGAGGTGAGTACACGAGTTTTACGTTTACCGTGAAGGAGAGTCCTTCTGTGGATTTNGAGTACACGGTCTTTATATTCTTCGTGGACTATTCACGGACCGAACAGTCGGAACTCGTGAAACAGTTTAATGAAGAAAAGCATAAGATGCACACTAAAAAGATACAGATGAAACGCACGTACGACGAGAACGACTACATGAGCTTCGACACGTTATCGGAGTTTAACGCGCGTAATCAATGGGACCGGATAGTCAAACACGTGGTAAGGAACCCTGAATTTTATGCTTGCGTGAGTTCCCTCAATAGAAAAACGTTTGCTATTAAATAATGAAGTCGAAGAACATGATACTGTTACAGATGAAGGATATTTTGATGGATCGGAAAGACTACACGGAGGCACAGGCTGAAAAATGGTTGGAGGAGAACAAGGGGAAGACGGTCTACGAGCTCTTGGTCATNAAGAAGGAACTCACCAAGGTGGAGCAGGAGTACAGGGATGTCTCTTGTCGCACATCCATCTGGCATGAGGAAGAATATTAAAAAAATAATACGCTACAGGTATAAGTATGTTCAAACATTGGTGTAAGCAACAGGGGTTTTGTCGATCAGGCTCCAATCTCTCACACGTGCTCATGGATGGTGGTGTCCTATCCGTGCCGTTTGATAGATTGAATGATTTCTACGAGGCGTACATAGACGCTGTGAAAAGGGGTGAAAAGATTTACGTGGTGGAACAGAAGACGGATAGGTTTCATTTTTTCGTAGACCTCGACTATAAGAGTGTCGAACAAGTGTCGTTCGATACCATAGAAGAAATATGCACCACCATATGTGATAGGGTGTCCAAGTTTACCGACAAAAAAGCCCTCGTGTCCGTGGCGCAACCCAAAAAGTGCGGGGACCTCACGAAATACGGTGTCCACATAAACTGGCATGGATTCGTGGTGGATCATGGGTCCGCCATGGCTTTGCACTCGCACATCGTGTCTGCTCTCAATCTCATTTTCCCATCGATCGACTGGAAGGATGTGGTGGATACGTCCGTCTATGGGGGTGGGAAGAAGAACGCCAAGGGGAGTGGTTTCCGTATGCCCTGGTCACACAAGCGGGCGAAGCACGACGCGTGTAACGGATTGGGATGTGAGGGGTGCGAGAAGGGTAAGGTGACCCAGGGCCAATACATTCCCATTCTCATGTACGATGGAAAGTTTGAACGCATTCACGACCGTGAACCCAGTGTAGATATTCTTCACATGGCTACCCTTCGCACGGAGGCGACGGACCACGTGGTCATCCAGGGATCCGTGAGAGAAGAGGGATCTTTCACCGTGCAGGAGATGAAAGATACCTTCAATGACCCAGAGGTGCTCTTGTCTCTTCAGAAGTTTATCCAAAAATACATGGAGGGCCAAGAAAAATCCGAAGTCACGAAGGTGTACGTACACGGTGATATTCATCTCGTCTCCACCAACTCCAAGTACTGTGAAAATCTCAAGAGAAGACATGCATCCAATCACGTGTGGTTTCTCATAGACGGTGACTCGATCAGACAAANGTGTTTCTGTAAGTGTGAGACGACGAAGGGGAGAATCAATGGGTTTTGTAAGGATTTTTCGGGNAGAGCCCTGAGACTCCCCGACGACGTGTACAAGGCGATGTACCCCATGGGCAACCCCAAGAAACCCATGTTCGTCATGAGTCCCGTGAAGCCCAAGACTGATGATACGGTGGATACGGTGAATGCGTACATCAACAAACACATCACAGCGTGTGATGTGAAGAGTNTCACGAAGAAACACAAGACGTACACCGCTCATACTACTCTCACGTGTGGAACCTGTGAAAAGACCGAAGTCCCATTCACCATTTCCATGACGAAAAAGGAAAAATACATCCAGCAGAAGTGTTCCTGTAACACCCGTAAGTTTACCCCGACGGATAAAATAATCAGCATATTATAAGATGCTGTACGTGATTGTCATAGCCGTATTCGTATACATCCTTTCCAACATCACACGGTTCGACACGAATGCGAACGAGATTCTCACACTCATCAAGGAGGCCCACGCGTACTCTGGGATACACGAAGAATCGTACGGTCAGTTTTACACAAACATGCAATTGGTCATAGACCATAAGTCCGATGTGTTCTTACACAAGGCTATTCATCATCTCAACGAGATTCCACTTTATATGTCACCCATAGACCCCGACGTACAAGCCGAGATAGCCGCCATCGGTCAAAAGATTGTCGTCGCCACCGAACGTATGCTCATGAAGAACGCCATGAATACCAACACGACCTATCGACCAAAATATATTTAAAAGATAGTGCACTACTATATAGTAGCAATGTCTACCGTAGTCACTAGGTATGGACGCATTTCCAAAAAGCCCGANCGCCTCGATCCCGAAGAAGAGGTAGAGGATGATTATACGGACGACGATGAAGACTTTTGTGAGTCTGACGATGAGGATCTCTGTGAGTCTGACGACGATGAAGAAGAGGANGACGACGAAGAGGATGCCGATGAAAATGGAAATTTGAAGGGTTTCGTAGTCAGCAGTGATGATGAGGATGAAGAAGAGGCTTAAAAAAATGATTTGCTAGTACACATATGGACACTGATATAAGTAGCCCCATCGAATATAACCCACAGTTGGACGAAAAAGAAGAGGATGAACCCCAGCAGTACTATTACGCACCACCTCCCATGATGATGCCCCCACCTCCACCACAACAGCCCGAGGTCAAGAAGGATTTCCTCGCGAGTCTAGATAAGACTGCGTATCTTGTCGTATTTGCCGCCTTTATCTTGGGATTCTTCATGGGGAAGACTATGCAACCAGTCATCCTGAGACACGGGTGAGTACCCAACGAAGTCACCTATGGGTCCCGTGGCTGGTTCGGTAAAATAGGCTCGGCTGGTCACCAAGGGATCTTTGAGCATGTCCACCAGTGCATCAGAAGCCGTCGTTGGATCTGTGAGTGTGTCACTCTTTAAATACACGAATATGCTCAGCACTATAGCGAGACCTATGAGTAAGAATCCTAACGCTAGTAGCATTTAATATTAATGGGTATTTTATTTTGCGCATAGTACGTGAAAAATAAAATACTGGTTCACATCACACGNGTAATTTTCAAAAGTTCCTAAGCCTCCTCTTCGTCTCCTTCGGGGATGGATTCCCTCGCCTTGCGTCGCTCTTCGATCTCCTTCGCCACGATAGCATCCGCCTCCTTCACCAGGTCATCCATGGATGCGTCGGGCTTTTCTCGCTTCAGGCGCTCGATAATCTCAGCCGGGTGGCTGATGGGAGGCTCGTCTGGTTTGTTGTAGTACTTTGAGTTTTCGTCACCGGGCTTGTGGAAGATGGCCTCACCACCCACCTTCGTGGTCGACATATCCTTCTTGCGCTCATCAAACATTTTGGCCGCCAAGGCTTGATTTTCCCTGTAACCGGTCATGAGTTCTTCGAGCTTTTCGTTGGTGTAGTGCGCATCCTCAATCTTCGAGGGGTCGGGCGGGATCAGAAGCCACTTGTACATGTCGACCACGTAGATGTCGAACGTGGCATCCTCCTTCTGCAGACGCTTCGCGTGGTTGGCAGCCTCATCGCGCGTGGCGAAGGCACCCCTGATTTTGATGCCAAACTTATCGTTCTTCTGGGGTGCCTCGGGGCCGACGACCGACAGGCAGGCGAAGATTTGTCCAGGGACGGTGGTGTAATCTTGTTCAAGAGACATTATGTCTTTTCTTCGATCCAAAACTTTAAATAACCTAAGTGAGTTAAAGTTTTTGACGTTACCAATATCATGGAAGAGATTCGCCGATACCACAACGATGAGAAGCGTCGACTCATCGAGCGCGTGACTCGACCGGGTGACAGTGTGCTCGACGTTGGATGTGGTTTCGGTGGGGATCTTCAAAAATGGAAACACGTCAGGGCTAACCTGAGCATGTGTGAACCCGACGAGGAAGCGTTACAGGAGGCGAAGAGTCGGGCGAAAAATTTAAAGTGTAGGGTAAACTTTTACCACGGTGATATATTCGCTTGTCCAAATAGAAAGTATGACATCGTGTGTTATAATTTCTCTTTGCACTACGTGTTTCAGTCGAAGGATCTCTTTCATCAGACGATGCGTGAGATTAAGAAGCGCATGAAACCAGGGGGTGTTTTCATGGGCATCGTACCGGATTCTATGCAGATGATATTCAAAACACCCCTGGTGGACGACGCGGGAAATTTCTTCAAGATGCGCGACACGAGTAACGGTGATTTCGGAGAAAAGTTGTACGTACACCTGGTGGACACACCGTATTATGCGGACGGACCGAGACCGGAGCCCCTGGCCCATAAGGATCTGTTGGTGACGCATCTAGAAAACAATGGCTTTTCACTCGAGTGTTGGGAATCACTCAGGGGAAATCCAATATCNGAACTGTACAGCAAATTTATATTCGTATATAGAAAATGATAGTCTGGATCATCTTAGTGCTAGTGAATATTTTGATATTTTTTAATACCAGGGAAGATGATCGTCTCAAGGAGGTGAAGATACTCTACGAAAAACTCAGGGAACATCTAAAGACGAAGGGACTCTTTCCCATGATTCACAAAGAGATTCCCATCACGGCACATTACGGCATGGAGAAAGCCATCGGCTACAACGCCAACAAGGGTGCCGAGATTGGTCTGTGCATAGATGGCACCGTCAACGATATATTCCACGTGTTGCTCCACGAGCTGGCACATTGCACCGTCGAAGAGTATTCACACAGTAAACATTTTTGGGGCAACTTCGATAAGCTCAAGGGGGAGGCCATATCCTTGGGCATCTACGAGAACATATCGACCAGGACACCCTTCTGTGGTAAGCACATCATGGATAAATAAATTTGTGTGCTTACAATAAAATGGACGTAAACAATAATTTTAGTTTCAGTAAACCCGCCATAACCGAGATAGGGTTGTCCCTTTCCAGTTGGTTCGTATTATTCATCGGTCTTCTCGGTATTCGTGCGGAAACCCATCCCTGGATGAACACCATCATACTCACGGTGTTGTTCCCCGCGTACCTGTGGTTCATGTCCAAAAATAACATCCTCGGCAGTGTGTCCCAGGGAGCAATCTTAGCGACTGTCATAGGGGCTGCACTGTTCATGACGCTGTTATTAGAGGCGATGCCTAAATCTGAGTTTTCACAAAATCTCAAGAAAAATTTAAAGGAATACGGTCGAGAGCCNAAGGGAACGGCCTACGCCTCCCTCGCCGTCGCCGTGAGTCTCATCATGGGTGCGGGTGTGTCGTACACTGTTTTGGGTGACAACTTCATCCGTGCTTAAACGTATCGCTTAGCAAAGTAGAAGAGTACAGCAGCCACGAGACCGGTGGAGGCCAGGCCGACCATGCTGCGGTTACCCTGGGCGTTCAGGAACTTGGGCACGGTACCAGCGAGCTTCTCCTGGACGGGTTTGCTGATGGCGGCGGCGGTGCAGGCAGCCACGACGAGCGCCAACATCTGATCGTCCGTGAGATTCATGGGGTTCGCCTTCTTGGCGGCGGGAGCTTCCTTGNNCGGGGTGGGTGCCACCATCTGAGGGGAAGCCTGTTGCATCATGCGAGGATCCATGGCCATCATGGGGGGNTCGAGCATTTCTTGGGACTGACCCATAACATCGGCGATCGGAGTGGAATCCATGGTATCTTTATCTTCACTCACATTTTTTTCGGGCACAAAAGTCGTGGACGGTTTATCATTTAACGAGACCATGCCATCGTCAGCATCAGAGAGATTGAGAGTTCGAACGTCAGACATTTATGTAAAATTACATTTTTTAGGTACTATGATTTCGCAGCCCATCTGAGTATGTCCTTCACGGTCCATCCACTAGTATCTAAAGTTTCTATATGTTCTATGTGTGTGATGAACGTCTCCTTCTTGGGCACCTGGAAGATGTCGTTCTTCAGATTCATCCTCGTCCCATCACTGTTCCACGTGCTCATGTAATACGGAAAGTGTTCCTCGAAATATTTCCAAGCGGCCGACTCTCTCGAACCCGTGTAAAACTTATGAACGAACCCCCACACCACCTTCTTGATGAATTTCAGACGGTCCCTGGGATCCTCTGGTCCCACCCTGTGCATGGGTAGACTGTCGAACGCCATCGCCACGAAAGCCTCCACGTAACAAAAATGATGCTGAGAAAGTTCATCGTACTGAGAGACTCGCCACGCCCTGTTCAGGTACCCCGGTTCCCCTGAGATGTACATGGCACTCGCCATCTGTTCTGGACTCGCCTGGACAAATCCACCCGTGGGTTGAAATCCGATCGACTTATCGTGGACCCTGTACCCTGGGTACACTTCTCGGATGGTGTCCTCAAACTCATTCAGGTAGGCATCCTCACCCATCGAGTCCCACACGTGAATGCGTTTCTTCGNGTTATCCACCCGAAGGTACACCCCGTGACCCCCCTCCTCCAGATTCTTCTCGAGGTGAAGAAACTCCGTGCCCACGTTGGTCCCAGATAGATTATCGAGGTTTTTACATCTGTACACGACATCATCTCTTTTTTTACTCTCCGCGCGAATTGTCTTCAGTATATCCTTATAGTGCCTCTGGATAAAGCGCTTGGCAATCTCAGTGGCATTCTCTATCGCCAACAGATTAGTCGCCTCTTCAGACCCGTGAATCACCTCGCGTTCCAAAAAGTCATCGTGATCGAGGGTGGGTTCCTCCTCGATGAATTTGAGAAGTTCTTTGTTGTCCGGTAACAGTTTGATGGGAATCATCTTTGCTGTAGACTTTGCGAAATCTTTTAAGTGACTTAGGTTATTTTTGTTTTGTTATTCTTATTTGTGTTGACTTTCCCTTGACGTTCTTGGGATTCGCTTGCCCACCCTTGGGGTTGAACATCTTCTTGTGGGCCTGCCAGTACTCGGGGGCNCCCACCTTGAAATTCTTTCGGAGAGTCGCCTTGTACCAAAAGACACAATCTTCTATCCTGTTACTCTTGGAAGTATTGTCCAGCACGATGCACTCGTAGTTTTCCGTGCAGGCGTCCATGACCTTGTTGAACATGTCGAAGGATGGAAAGATGCCGAAGAATGATTTGTACAACTTTTCCCTGTTCTGAATGATGTTCTCCCTGAGGATGAACACGTAGTCCACGTTGGCTCGAAGGGCCGGGGGCAGGTCCATGCAGTACTGCATCGTGAGCATGAAGAATATCTTCCAGTGTCGGCCATTCATGAAACACTGGCGAATGCACGTGTCCCTCATGAATTTGTTATCGTACATGCAGTCGTCCAGGAGAAGGAAGGCGCCGCAGTTTGTTTTTCCCGCGCCGACCAACTTTCTCTGTCTGTCCATCACTCGCTCTATGGCTTCCCTGTCGTAATCACCATAGATGAAGAGATCGGGGATGTATTGTTGATAGTAATGATTACCTTCCTCGGTGGCTGATAACACGATACCGGCTGGTAAATGTTTTTTATGATACAAGATGTCCGTGACGAGGGTCGACTTTCCCGTGTTTCTCTTACCCACGAAGACACAGACTCTATCGTCGGCCATCGTCGCGGGGTTAAACTTCCTGAGTTTAAGATCCATCTACTGTATTGCCATGTTTTATTTGATAATATTTTACTCACACCTAATAAGAATGGCAGGTCGTGTTCGCCTCGCTGTCACGGGTTTACAGGATCAATGGCTCACTGGAGAGCCCCAGTTTTCTTACTTTGTCATGAACTATAGGAGACACACGAGATTTTCCACGGAAATGGTGGAGATACCATTCACGTTCACCGCGGAGAGTGGTAGAAAACCNCAGTTTGGTAATTCCATCACGTGTCGGATACCGAACAACATGGGNGATCTCCTGAGGAGTGTCACCCTCAAGGTGACCCTNGATCCTCTCCCAGCGTCGGATAGTGAACTCGTTTCCAATACGTATAATACGTCCATAGGTACCAGAATCATAGAGCATGCGGACCTCATCATAGGTGGGCANNNNATCGAAAGNCTCACCGGGGANTACGTGTACATGTATGATCAACTTCATAATAACGTAGACGACACTGACCAGACGCTCTATTTCATGACGGGTCACAATAATCACATACAATTTTCGAATCCGTACACATTCTATGTAAATCTTCCATTTTATTTCTTTAGGCATCCTAGTTTGTCCGTGCCTTTATGCGCCCTCACAAAACAGTTGGTGGAAATACGTGTACAGTTCAAACCAGCCGATGACAAGATCAGTTATACGTACGATAAAAATTTCACTGATACATGGGCCGTATCCCCAACAAGCGATGGTGCCATTAAAAGTGTATCTCTTCTCTCGGACTTTTATTTCATCACTGACGACGAAAAGAATTTTATAAGGTCCAGACCCACCGAGTATGTCATCACACAGGTCCAGGCGGCCACGATACCTTTCGGACCGAACGTTCTTTCACGGTCCGTCATGACACATTT